TGAAAAAAAAAGAGTTTGAAAAAAAAAAGAGTTTGAAAAAAAAGAGTTTGAAAAAAAAAAGAGTTTGAAACAGTTTATTAGTAAAAAAAAGAAATACAAAAATATTGCAAATCTTTATACTAAAAAAGTAAAAGTATTATATAAATGACTCAATATAAATTGGTTTTGTTATTAATGATTTCTTTGATTTTTGTATGGTTTTGTTTTTTGTTTCCTGTCAAACCAACCACTTTTTCAGAACCATTTTCAATGTCTTCTGGTTTAAATAGTATTTTACCGGATCGTCAAAAAATGCCATTGAATCAATACATGATTATGGCTTCTTGTGATTCTGCATATGATGGTACTAATATTTCAACAGATCAATTAATATCTGTTATTTCTACAGGATGTCGTTTTTTAGATTTTCAAATTTTTTACGATGAATTGATTGGTCCATATGTAGGATATTCTACTGATCCAACTTTTGAAAAGGTTCAAGGTGTTCAAACTGTTTTGACTTTTAAAAAGTTATTGACAACTATTTCAACCAATTGTTTTGGTGGTTTAGTCATTAATAGCAAAGACCCAGTTTTTCTTCATTTTCGTATTAAAAGTAACAGCAATGATGTTTATACAAAAATGGCTACACTAATTCAAAATAGTATTACTTCTCGATTGTATTTGAATTCATTCGGTAAAGCCATTTTAGTCGATAAAAATACTATTATGAAAGATATCATGGGTAAAATCATTATTGTAATAGATCGAACTATTCATCCAGATTACAATGTTAATCAATGCCCTTCTTTGCAATCATATGAGGATACAAGTTCGTGTATTGACATAAGTCGATTTGTAAATATAGAAACTGGTGGAACCAATTGGCGAAGTCTTGCTTATAATCCACCATCTTCAGTAAATTGTTTAACAAAAGGAGGAACTTTATCCCCTATTGTAGATGATACTACTAAAAGTCTTGGAATTGTCATGGCGAATAATTCGAGTGTAGAACTTTTTCTTATTTATCCACCATCTAATGGAAATTCTAACGCTGATCCTGTATCTGCTAGTACCTATATTTCTAATTTAGGCTGTCAAACCCTCTTGTATCGTTTTTATATTGAAGACAGTGGACTAACCTGGTACAAAGAACTTTTTCAAGTTTATAATACTGCTTTTATTCCTATGGGTTATGCTGTTAATGCTACTTCAACAGTAAATATTAATACTAGCGTTATTCTTTAGAAAAAAATATAATTTGTAAGGTAAAGTTAACAGTATAATTTAAAACAAATATAAAAATAATTCAGTTAATTTTTCTTTTTTGTGGAAAAAGTTTGTTTGGTCTTAATTTTTTTCTTTAGGAAGTGTATAAAAATAAAATGGGAGGAGCTTTGTTACAATTGGTTGCTTACGGCGCGCAGGATGTATTTTTGACAGGATCACCAGAGATCACTTATTGGAAAGTGTCGTATCGTCGATATACAAATTTTGCCATGGAAAGTATTGAGCAAACATTCAATGGACAAGCTGACTTTGGTCGTCGTGTTACCTGTACTATTAGTAGAAATGGTGATTTATGTTATAAAACTTACCTGCAATTGACTTTACCTGAAATCAATCAATCCATGATTAGTGGATCTTCTAATCCAAATGATGGTGTGTATGCTCGTTGGTTAGATTTTATTGGTGAACAAATTATTGCTCAAATAGAGATTGAGATTGGTGGTCAACGCATTGATCGTCATTACGGTGATTGGATGCATATTTGGAATCAATTAACCATGACTTCAGAACAACAAAGGGGGTATTGGAAATTAATTGGAAATACTACTCAATTGACATATATTACAGACCCAACTTTTGCGTCTGTATCTGGACCTTGTGCTTCTGCAAGTGGACCTGCACAGGTATGTGCTCCTCGTAATGCTCTTCCTGAAACTACATTGTATATTCCTCTATTATTTTGGTTTTCTCGCAATCCTGGTTTGGCTTTACCTTTGATTGCTCTTCCATACCATGAAGTTAAAATTAATATTGATTTCCGTCCTATTGGTGAGTGCTTATGGGCAGTCAAAACACTTAATGGTAACTTAAATTCAATCAATGGACAAACCGTTTCTGTTACAAATGCTTACCAGCAATCCTTGGTTGCCGCATCTTTGTACATTGACTATATTTTCTTGGACACTGATGAACGACGCAAAATGGCCCAAAACCCTCATGAATATTTGATTGAACAATTACAATTTGCAGGAGATGAATCCGTTGGAAGTTCTTCCAACAAAATCAAGTTGAATTTCAATCACCCTGTAAAGGAACTTATTTGGGTTGTGCAACCAGACGCCAATGTCGATTATTGTTCTTCTCTAAGTGCTGGCACAATCTTGTTTAATACATTGGGAGCCCAACCATTCAATTACACAGATGCCATCGATGCTTTACCAAACGCTATTCATGCATTTGGAGGACCAGCAGAAACAGCTGGTTTACCTGGTTATACAACTGGATTTATTAACAGTTCAGGACTTTTCCAAATGCCAGGTGCAGCAGACGGAAGTACAAACATTGGTACAGGTGCAGAATGGGGAGGTGCAGCAAGTGCTTATTCACCTTTTCAAAATTCTTCTGGTCAAGGACCTGCATCTGGTTCTTATGTATCTGATGCTGGCACATTTGTCCTGTCTGAAACCGCTCTTGATATGCACTGCTGGGGTGAAAATCCTGTAGTTACCGCCAAACTTCAATTAAACGGACAAGATCGTTTCACAGAGCGAGAAGGTTCCTATTTCGATGTGTTGCAACCTTTTCAACATCACACCAGACACCCAGATACCGGTATCAATGTATACAGTTTTGCCTTAAAACCAGAGGAATGGCAACCATCCGGAAGTTGCAACTTTTCACGAATTGATAACGCAACCCTTCAATTGGTTCTTTCAGCCAACACAGTCATGGGTGTCAATACCGCCAAAGTACGCGTCTACGCACAAAATTATAATATCCTAAGGGTCATGAGTGGAATGGCCGGAATTGCCTACAGCTCGTGATGTATGGGATGGCTGGAATCGCTTACTTTTATCTTTATATTTTTACAAAAATCTTACAAAAAATAAAAACATTATTTTAGGTTAGTTATAGTATAATAAATCATACAAAAAGAGTTATTATACAAAATTGAATTATTTCTGACTTATTTTTTTAGCATGATAAACTATTTGTAAGAAACCATGTCAGAAACCGTTAATGAAACAAACATTAAAAAGTGTACCAATCACATTCGTGGTTGCCGAGTCATATTGGCTGAAGATTATCAGAGAAAAAAATGCGAAGAATGTCTCCGAAAAGAGCGCGAAAGAGAAAAGAAAAGGCGGGATGCAGCAAAAGTATTGACCCCTTTACAAGAAAATTATAAAATTTGTTCTACTTGTTGTCAAGAATATCCTTTGGAGGATTTTCAAGGATCGCGTTCTACGGAATTGACAAAAACATGCAAAGCGTGTCGTGATGGCAACAAGAAACAAGATGAAAAAAGAGACAAGGAACACCGAAATGCGTTAGATCGCATCGCTAGCAAGAAACCAGAACGCGTAGCGAAAAAACAGGAATGGGCTGAAAACAATTACGAAAAAAAAGTTGAATATTGGCAAAAATGTAGACAAAGACAAATGTTGAATGATCATGATGCTTACTTGAAACGAAACGCTGAAAATCAGAAAAAATGGCGTGAAAACAATCCTGAAAGACATAAAGAAATTATGAAATCTGTTAGAACTTCTACTAATAATCTATATGTCACATACAAAAGAGAAGCTTTCGCTAGAAATTTAGCATTTGATTTATCTTTGGAACAATTTGAATCTTTTATTAAAGAACCATGTCATTATTGTGGTGAATTTACTTTTGATTGTAATATCAATGGAATCGACAGAATCGACTCAACGATACATTATACCTTGAATAACTGCGTGTCTTGTTGTAATATGTGCAACATGATGAAAAATACGCTCCATGAATCTACTTTCTTGGCTCGTGTAGAGCATATGTTAATGCATCTACAATTGATTACAGATGGACAAATGCACCCTGAAATATTCAGTAATTACGCTGGAAATTCTTTTTGTAACTACAAAAAGCGTGCAGAAAAAAAACAAATTGAATTCACCATTGACAATAATGATTTCCGATATTTTCGTGGAAGCAATTGTTATCTTTGCGGAAAACCTTCTGATGAAAATCACAACAATGGCATTGACCGTTTTGACAATGGGATGGGATATGTATATGAAAACTGCCGACCATGTTGTGCGGATTGCAATTTCATGAAAAAACATTATCCTTATGACGAATTTGTTCAAAAAATGCTGTTAATTTACAATTACCGAAAACATGACAATGCAGTTACGGTAAAAGCAAGTAAATATATGACACCTAGTGGCAAGAAGACCAACGATGAATTGCGTCAACATTCCATTCGAGAACGCGAAAGAAGAAAGGAAGAATTGCATAATCGATACACCGAAGATGAAATCAAAAGACGAGCCGCCCAAATAGCAGAAGAACGAAAAAACCAAAAATCTTTACCCACGGAGTGTATTGCTATCCTCGAAGAAGATTTTGATGAAGAGTTTTAGATTTATTTACTTTATTTCCTGTTAAAGTAAACGCGTGTTCTTACTTTTTTTTAGTTAGTTTAAATAATTTTAACATCACGAAATCATTCAAGAATTTTTCTAAACAGAAATAAAAAGATTTAGCATTACCAAGCGATATGAATGCAACCTTTAACCAAACAGAATCCACAGAGTTTCCTTTGAATGATTTTTGGACTCGTTGTAAACAAGCAATAGACGAAATGGAAGAAAAAATCGAGGGATTAGTGGAGCTAACGGTTGTTCCTTTTATTGTGAATGTAGTCTGTCAAATTTTATTATTAGTAATTGGCACCAAACCACCCAGTTCTTGTGAGCAAAAAATGAATCAATTGTCTAATTTATTAGAAATGAATACAAACTCATTGTGTAATGAAGCAAATGCCCTTGTAGATACACGAAAAAATAAATTGCATTATCAAACCTTTACTCAACTTGAAAAAGATGTCAACGATTGTAAAAGATATTTCAGAATATACAGTCAAGAACTAAACTCGCGTCTTGGTAATATCGAAAGACAAATCATTTTGAAATTTGATGAAATCCGTTCAATATTCGATGATTAATTTTTTATTGTTATCGCGGAAATAGACCGCAAGGTCCACATCCCTCTGCATTATCTTTAAAATTTATATAAAATTTGCATTCATTCTTTGAATATCGTAAGTTAATATTCAAATGAATTCCCTAACAGAAAAAAATAAGTCCAATATTGAAAGTTTGTGTTCATAAGCAACCTTAAATATATTTCAGAGTTTGGTTTTTTCTCTATTTAAGATATGTCAAAATATTTTATTATTACAGCAGGTCCAACAGGGTCTGGAAAAACAACTTTAGTGACAGCAACATTACAACATTTAGGTATAGATCCCAATAGTACAATACAACAATTTTTGATAGATGATATAATACAAAATGATGCTTATTATAAAACAAAAGTTACAGAAATACTAAATAATTTAGGATGCAACAAAAATAATTTTGAAATAACTTGTAAACCACAAATTGACAACCCAAGCCAAGAAACATTCAAAGAATTCGAAACCGCCTATTATGACACCAGAAAGGAGGGTTGTAATAATAGAGGATGCAGTAATGTTTTTGATGAAGAAATATTAAACATTAAAAATACTCCTGATATTGTTGTTGAAATCACAGGTAACAAATTTCCAAAATGGTTGCTTGAAACAGTCATTCAAAATTTTCCTGATTATAATCTTATTATTACTTATTCATTAGTTAATTTAAATAATTTAACATCACGAAATCGTTCAAGAGCATCAGAAAGCGTAAAATCATTTTTAGAAAATAATGAGAATCCCGCTCCTAGAGTTGTCAATGTAAGTAAAGAAGCATTTCTTGAAAAAATTAATGAAATTAAAAATGTTTTACACCAATTATATACAACATGTATTCTTTCTTTTGAAGATAAAAAATGTGGCAATAAAACCATTCGGTTGTTGTTGTTTGATAACAATGAGAGTAAACATGTCAATATTTACGATTCAAATATTACTAAACCGGGTCTTGATTCTTTTAAATTACTCGTAGATAACCATTTATCTACCGTTGATTTATCTATCGCTAAGAAATCATCCAATCGGATGACTAAGAAATCATCCAATCGGAAAAACTCCAAAAGAACGAAGAAAAAAAGATACACTAAAAAAAAGAAATATAATTAGATACAAAATATTCTTAGACGGCTTTTTAATTCAAACTGCGTATTTCATCTGCGGTTAATTTAAACCTGTAACATATAATAAAATGCTTCGACTTCCCGACTGTGTATGTATTATGAACATAAAAGATGGATTGTATCAAGTCGAAAATAACAATTACGAAAACATATTAGGCGCATTTATTGATAAATTGACAAAAGACAATGTTCCTTGCTTATTTACTAATGAAAGTATATTAGACAGTATAAACAGTGAAAACAAGTTTTTTAACAAATGTATTAATGATAATGAATGGTACAGAAACAACATGAAAGAAGTAATGAAACAACTAGGTGAAATTCGTAACCCTACTTCTTATACCAGTAAAGATGGTAAAAATAGTTATATTTATGACTATGTACTTAAAATTAATTTCAAGTGAATGATATTTCAATCTTAAAATCAACAGTAATGGTTAATACTGTTTTCTTCCCAGGTCTAAAACATAAATCAATAGAGTCTTTAAGTGTTTCCCTTATCTTGTCAAATTCTATGTTTTCAAAATGATCGTGTTGAACCAATTCTTCAATAATAATCATATTTTTATCTAACCAATGATTCAATACCTTCAAATCGTTTGAAGAAATTGCAACGGCTCCCTTTGTAACATCCTCAAACGAAATATTTTTTCGAATAGCAATTAAGAGTTAAAAACCTTGGAGGAAAATATCAACAGCTTCATTTCTTGACACACACTTTTTTTGACAAGAAAAATTTATTTCCGCGATCTTTTCTTAACTTTCTTTACAGGGTTTTGGGCCTTTGGCCCCCTGCGGTCTGATTTCGCCTGCCATTTTCTTGATAAACAAAAGTTTGTCAAGAAAACCTAATAATCCGGAATGGTTATAAACACGAAAAAGACAGATTGGTCTACATATTTTTGTTTCATTTGGTAAATCCATTGGATAATTTCGTATGTTTCGGTACATACTTTATAAAATTTTACTTTTTTTCTATCAACCTCTTCTTCCTCTAGTGTTTTTACTATTTCTTTGTATTCTGTACCTGTTCGTTTCGCTTTCCATTTTTTATCCTGGATTTGATACTGTTGGTCTAAAAAGTCAGTCATGACTTGAATAGGTGGCATTTCTTTCAACAATTGTTCCATTTTGTCAAAATCAGCAGTACCTAATACCCCATATATGTTTTTATCTCTTTCTCCATACTCATCATATTTATCAAAATGTATGATTCCGTCACTGCTTCCGTATTGAAATTGGTAAAAACAAAAATAATTGTTGCGTGATTCACGGAATTGACTCAATGGAAAAGTTTCCAAAATGGTTTTTTGTTTGTCTCGGACTTGTAATTCGTATTCGTCTCCTGCCATTTTACACCCTTGAACATTTAAAATGGCACGGTTAATGTCAAAAAAGAGGTTCAAGGTTGGGTCTTTTCATACCCGTATAAATTTTGATTATAGCCACTCTTGTAAATGGCTTGAAAAGTTCCTCTACATAAATAAGCAGGTCGTGCTATTGATTTCACCGCATTTTCTGCTATTTTGTAGATATTTTTTGCTCCGTTACAATCTCTGTTCCAAAAGCCATTACAGGATTTACACCTCAAAAGCCCCCAGCACATTTGTTGATTGTTTCGGTATGGTTTGGGATTATCTACCAATAAAAAATTCTTACATTCACCTCCATTACATTGCGAACATTTACAACTGCTACGAAATTCATCCACTAAATATGTTTTGTAGCCACATTTACGAAATAAACTACGCATTCCCTTGCCTTTGGTTGGTTCTTTGTATTTCATTTGTTGCCGTTGTTCCCAGTCCCCAAAAGCAATAACGACATTGTCAGGTGTTCCAAATTTCTTTTGAAAATTCTGTATCATTCGTTGTTCGCTTTTCTTGGTATTCAAATACCCATTCAATTTGAGTTTTCTAAACAAATATTTCTCATAAAAACTCATCAACAAAAGATTGAGTTCGTTTTTCTTTTGAATATAAGCTTTGAATTCGCCTATATTCAATGATTTTCTATTGTAATTAGATAACTCGGTTTCGTATTCTATG